CTAAGCGAAAGCCAGCGCCTGTTCTCCAGAGCAGCTTCGATTTTTGAGATCGCTCGCCTGCAGGTGTTGAACGCGGGCGCGAAACTGCTGCTTCACCGCGTCAGCCACCATTGAGCGGTGGCAGAAGTTATGGTCTGCCTCGTAGCAGAGCAAGGCGCAGTTGGTCGTTGCAGCCAGGGCTGCCAACTCAGCAACTGCATCATCCTGTGTCGCCAAGTACTTCAGGAAGCCTTCGGTGTAGCGCTTCCAGTTGCCGTCCGCGCGATACCGGTCGCGCACCGGTTTCGGGCAACCCAAGGCCACCATATGAACGTACTCCCGCCCTGAAAGATTCAGGACTGTCTCAAGAGATTTCTTGGAAAACCCCGGCTTGCGGGACAAGGGCATCTCACGGACGTCGACAACGGTTTCGATGTCGTTTTCGGCTAGAAGCGACAGGAAACTGTCAATATCAAGGCCTTCGTAGCCTACGGTGTAAATTTTCATCGTCGCCCATCCTTTTGTAACGCGCAGTTTAATGGATACCACTTTCAGCGGAAAGTCCTGTTACGACTATGGGTTTTGCTCGTCGACCGAATCGGCCCAGATATGTTGTTGCTTCCGCAGGGAATTCGTTCATCGAAGCAAGGCTGCTTCAGCATCTCTTCTCGCCACGAGACCTGGTAGCGCCCTACCTCCACCATAGACCCATCGGCGCAGTTCCAGTTCGGCCGCAACCCAGTCACGCTGATTGACTCGCCGCCGCAGCGTCGAGGTCTGCAGACGCCCTGCGCCGAGGTTGAACGTGAAATCGACGATGGCGGCGAGCCGACCCTCTGACTCGATGGCCAGCACCGGGCAGTAGCGCAGCGTTGCCGCCAGCGCCGTCTGCAAATCGCTCGCCAGATAGACCTCGGCCTCCGCTTCGGTGACCGGCGGATGCTTCGGGTCGCACAGATGGCCGTAGCCAATCGTCCAGAAGCCTGCTGGGCAGACGTAGGGAACGGCGGTGATCTCAACCCCACGCTTCACCATGCGCTCGAACCCTTCGAAGCGCTTCGCCAGATCGATGGCGGCTTTCGGAGCTACGATCACGGCCGCACCCGGTCAAACACGCGCCCGAGGAACCAGAAGTTCAGCACTCCGGCCCACAGCGCCTGATCGGCCTCCGTCCAGGCGTGCAGGATCGCCGTGCCCCAACCGGCACCGGCGGTGACGGCAGCCGCAAACGCCGCCGTCTTGGCCGCGCAGTAAAGCGCCATAAACCAGTAGGTGATCACCGGGCGCACGCTGATCGACAGTGCATCGGCCCAGCGCACGCCAGAACGCCGCCCCTGAGCGGCGACGGCCTCTCGCAAGGCATCGATGGCCCCGGTGTTCCACGCCGCGTCGGCGGCAGCGCCGATCTCGGCCATCCGCTGCGCACCACGCTGTTTCTCGAACTCCAGCGCCTTGTCCTGCATCGCCAGTTCGTGACTGCGCTCACCCTTGCGGTCGAGCCACTTCAGAACTTCGGGCGCAAGGCGAAAAGCCCCACCGAGGAGGCCGCCAAGTAGCGTTTCAATCATTGCCCACCTCCAAACAGCTTGAGTTTCAGGAACGCGCCGGCCAGCAGCGCCATTACCAACCCTGTGACCAGCATCTTCACGATGGTCAGGCCGGCGGTTTTCTTGGCCTCGTTGAATGCGTCGAGCAGACCACGCAGTTCGCGGATGTCGTGTGCAGCCTCTGGCCCATCGAGGCCGACATCGGCGAGGGCGTGCCGGGCACCGCGCTCGGCGGCGCGCTCCAGGATCGCCTCGAACTCTTCCTGCGGGATGGTCACCATCTTCCGGCGCTCCATTTGGGTGGAATCCATGTTTTCGTCCTCCAGAAATGCGAAACCCGCCTCGTGGGCGGGTTCGCAGGTGTGAATTGGGGTTGCTTTGGCGTTACGGCTTCTTGCCACGTCCTTGGGTCGGACGCCCGGCCTTCCTGCTGGCCACAGCGGCAGCGCCGCCCACCAGCCGGCGCATGGCCAGCGCACGTTGCTTCGGATGCGCGTCTCCGCGCTCGATGGTGTCTTGTGCCTCGGCGAGAGCCAGCAGCGTGTCCTTGTCCGCCCCATCGGGCAGGGCGTCGATTGCGGGCCGCACCCGCTCCAGAAATGTCGTCGCTTGCTTCATTGTCGATTCCTCCAATTGTCGTCAGACGGGAAACACCTGCTTGGCCACCGGTGCCTTTATGGCGATGCCGTTCTTGATTTGCACGCGGTCGCCGACGGTTACCGCATCGAGCGTTCTGGCGGTGACGGCACCCCGCTCGGTAGCCACACGCACCACGGCCCCATCGATGCCGACCACGGCACCAACCACTGGCTCGTCCGTAGCCAACAGACGAGAGAGTTCCTTCAAAGCAAAGCTCATCGCGGCTGCTCCAGGGAGAGTTGAGTTTCGATGGCCGCCTCCGACACCGTGATCTGGATGCCGGTAACCTTGGCGCGGTAGGGGCTTGCCGTAGACGGGTCGGTCGCCTCGACGATCTGCCCGAGACGAATGCCTGGGCGGAACACCACGGCCATCTCGACCCGGTTGAAGGCGTGTGCATTGGCATCCATCTCGGCCACGCCCCGATGGATCAGAGCATCGTCGGCAAGCAGTGGCTCGACGATGGGCGAAGCCTCGCGCGCACCATCACCTCGGTAGACCTCGATGATCACGATGCCGTCCCCTTGATGAGCGCCAGGATCGAGAAATCCATCTCGCCGTTGAGCGTGCTGGGCGACGACAGGGCATAGACCAGAGCCAAGGCGTCGTAGGTGACCTTAGCCACCGCCACGCCCTTGCTTGATACCTTCACCGTGACCTTGTCGGACTGCAGCGTGAGGCCGCCGAGGCTGCGTCCGTACCAGACCGATTGCGAGATGCTGGATCGAGCCGGCTTACCCAGCGTGGCGGTATCGGCATCCTCGAACATCAGTTCCTCTGTCACTGTGACCACGGCACTACCCTGCGCCGAGAGTGATCCTGCCGAGCAGATGGTGTCGGTGATGCTGACGTTGTCGGACTTGTAGACGAGGATGTAGGCGGTTTCGCCCGGGCTGAAGGAACTGCGACCGCCGTTCAGGCCATCGGGCCGGGTGTCGACCTCGGCAGAGAGGTGACCGTCCGAGCCCGAGCCGTCCGGGTTGCCGAATTGAACGCGAATGGTGGAATTGGCCATGATGTGTCCTCAAGCTGCCGCCTCAGCACTCTCGTGCCGGGCGGAAAGATTGTCGATTCGGCGGCAGGCGGTGTTCGCGGGCGTGCGCATCCCCGCTGCGCGGGGCCCCTGCTTACTGCTCACGCCGCCACCAGCACGAACTGCACTTCCTCGTCGATGGGAAGTGCCACGCGCCAGTCGAGCGATGTGGTGGTGTAGGTGATTCGAAGCAGGCTGTAGCCGCTCGTGGCCGCCGTGAGGGTCTGGCCTGCGGCGGTCACGTCACCCAGCCCGGTGTGCTGCCAGGCGAGATTCACGATGGCGGCGACGGGATAGCGGGTGCTTGTCCGCCCCTCGATGAACTCGACCGTTTCGATCTCGGTGCGGGTCACTGCGCCGAGGCTCGCGATGACTGTTGATGGATGTCCGGTATGGGCCAGAACAACAGCACGCGTGCTTGCGAGATAGGCGCGCACCGTGCCCCGATAGGCATCATCGGCATCAGCCACGTACTCGATCCGGTCAGCGGATGCGCCCGCACCGCCTTCCTCGTTGGCGATGGTTACCCGGTTGTAGCCGCGCATCGGGGCAATCTGCGCCTGCGCCGACATCACGTCGGCATCGAACAGACTGTGCGCGACCGTTGCCGTCCCATACTGCGGAATGCTCACCGGGTGCCGGCGGCGGCAGAGCACCGAGCCGTCCGGGTTGCTCTCGACGATGCCGCCGATGGCTGCGACGATGTTGCGGGCAGCCGCCAGCGGTGTCGCACCCTCCAGCATCAGCCGGCTTGTGGGGATGATCCAGTCGGGGAGACTCCAATCGACCGGGCCGATCAGGAACTCCACCGCCGCACGCGCGGAAACCGCACCGGCCTCGTAGTAACGGATCGTGCCGGCAAAGGGTGCGTCGAGCAGGGCCACGGGCGAAACCGCTGTCAGTTCCATCCGCTGTTCGGCGACCGAACTGCGCGACAGCGTCTTGCCGTCGACCACCAGCACGAAGGTTTCCAGCCCCAAAACGAGCGTGATCGTGTCGCCGATACCGATGGCGGCAAAGTCGGCGATGGCCGCGATCTCGGCCCGCGCGATCCAGACCGGACTCTCCTCATCGCAGGAGAGCGTTGCCTCGACGATGCGGATGCGCTGGTCGTGCCAGACGAGTTCCGGGCTGTTCACCACCGCCTGCAGCCGGGTGTCGTCAAGGATCGACCAAGATGCTGTCAACCGCTTGGCGACCGGGTCAACGTCGGTCACGTCGTAGCCGAGCACCTGTCTGGCTGCGACCTGCTGGGTGAGCCAGTACGCGGCCTGCATCGATTTCCGACAAGTGCCGAGATCGGTGTACGGAAGGATGTGGCGAGCCTTGGTCTGATGCACATCGCCCCATCCCGCCACGATACTGCGGCGGTGCTGGCGCATGTCCCCGTAGGGATACCGGCTTCCACCCTCCAGCCGCAGCCCATAGGGTGACTGGAGATTCTGCGCGAAGCGGATCGACCAGCTTTCCGCGTGCTGCCACGTGCGCTCCCGAGCCAGCTCCCACGCTGTGGCATTGGCCACGAAGACTTCCGTCTTGCCCCACGCCGCCTCGAAACGGCGCTTGAGGACGGTCGGGCCGGAATCCGCGTAGAGCCCCGCCCCCAGCGTGAGGTCGAGCGAGATGCCAAGGGTCATAGCGGCTCGGCATCAGGGTCGTCAAACTGAGGCGGGGCCGGCACGGCGTAAGGCTGATCCCACTCGTCGCCGATCATCGCGATCCAGCCCGGTACCACGACCTCCTCCTGCGCGTAGCCATCAGTGAGGATCAGAATCTCGTTGAACTCACCGAGGATGCAGGCACTGATGCCGCCGTCCCGATTGGGAAACTGCGGCACGGCCATCTTGGGAATCGGCGAGCCGGCGTGACGCTTGCCATTGAATGTCCAACCTTCACCGAAGGGTGACCACGTGCCCGTCCAGGGGTAGATCTCGACGACACCATCTTCATCCCTTGAATAGGCTGGTTCCCAATCGCCCCACGGATCCCAGATGCCGTAGCGAGCGCACAGCCCCTGGTGTGTGTCGGACGGATAGCGCCGGGAGGTCGTGCCGGCAACAGCAAATCGCATCGTGACGCCCGTTGTGCTCTCAGCATCCACGGCGGTGCAGTGAATCCACCACCACCCGGCCGCGCCATCGGCGGCGAACCAGACCGTGATCTCTGGCGAGGGATTGCCCACCCACGCCGAATGCACGATGGTGTAGCTGTGAGCGTAGGCTGCCTCGTCGAGATAGTCGTTGCCGTAGACCGGGTACCCGAAGATCGCCCCGTAGGGGTCTTGATCCTGGAAGCTGAAAGCCCAGTGCGGAACGTCATCGTCTGCAGTGCCTGCCGGCGAGCCCAGTCGGATGAAATCGATGCCGTCGACGGTGTCGAGCAGCACGTTAAACCCGGCGTTCGTCACATAGGTCTTGAGGTGCCCGAACAGGGTTTGCACGGCGGCCTTGTCGAAGGTGCCGGCCGCCCACGTCTTTTTGAAGCCGACCCGGGGCATCACGCACTCTCCCCGTGAATGGCCAGCGACGTGAAGTCGTTCGCCAGACTGAATGTCCCCGCTGGCACCTGGCGGCGATACCAGATCGGGATCGCGGCAGGCTGCGTCGCAAAGCTCACCGTGTCATTCATCTGGAACGTGCCGCCCCAAGCGATGGCCTTGATGGTGAAGTACGGCGTGCCGGTCGCCGGGTTCAGGGGCGCGTAGTCAGCGCTGACCGATCCCGGGCTAGCCAGGATGCCGACCGTGTTGCCAGAAACCGTGAAGGTGGTGTCGCTCGTGAAGATTAGCGTCCAGCTTTCCTCGACGGCTCCCTTGTTGTGGGCGACGAGGTTGCCGACGGTGGCGGAATCAAAGCTGCCGCCACCACTTATGACCGACACTCCTGTGACGCCAGCCACCGCGCTGGGCAGTTCGAGGACGCTGGACACCAACGTGTTCGACGTGGCGTAGCTGTTCACAACTGCGGGCGAGACATCCACCGTGGCGAAGTCGGTGCCGTAGGTCACACCGCTGACCGTCACCCATTCCTCGTTGCCGGCACCGCCGGTGCTCGGTCGATCCGAGACGCGCACCACGTCACCGACCCGCAGAGGTTGCAGGGTTGCGTACTCGGCGTTGTGCTCGCAGGCCACCTGAATCTGGGCGGCCCCGCCGACGATGGGCGCGTAGAGCGTTCCGATGCCATAGGGCCGACCAGCGATCTGATCTTCGGTGTCGGTCTGCGTGCCCGGCTGGAACACCACGAAGTCGCCGGCAGGCGTCAGGCTGTCGAGAAACAGGCGCACGTTCAAGAGCGCCGTGTCCTGCGCGCTGTTGACGTGGATGAAGGCCTTGCGCCACTTCACCGCGCCGGCCAGTCGCTCGGACTGCGACACATCGGGGAAGAGATTGTTCTTCACCCCGGATACCAGTTGCGCGAAGGCCATCCGCCCGCCGTTCTGGGCAGGCGTGACGTCGGACATCAGGGCGGCGGGCCGCCAGATGATTTCATTGTCGAGAATGGGCATGGTTTCCTCAAACGGTCATGAGTTTCAGGGTGGCGAGATAGAAGTCGCCGGGTTGCGGGTTGGCCAGCGGCACCAGCGGCTTGGCCTCGAAGGCCGGTGCGTCGTGATGGCGGAACATCACCTGCCAGGTCTGCCCGCGCAGGTTGAGCGTGTAGAGGCCGCCGGGGCTTGCCGTGCGCAGCGCCAGGGCTTTCACCTGCGCGCGGGTGAGCCAGCCGGCGTCGGGTTGCGATTCGAGCGTGATGGGCACGCCGGCGCGCAGTTCGCCGTAGAACACGACGAGCCCGCCGTCGAGGGTGCGGCGCACGGACTGCGCCACCGTCGATGCGGCCCATTCGTCGGACCAAAGGAGGTCCGCCGGCAGGGAAATGCCGTCCAGAACGATCATCGGGAGTTCTCCTACCAGTAGCCCATCAACACCACGTCGACGGTGTCGGCGCTGCTCGCTTCCTTGATCAGCGTGAGCGCCTGGATGTAGCCGGCCCGGTCGCTGATGGCGTTGCTCGCAAACCACCACATCACGTTGGCCGTGAGGTACGGCGGCTTGACAGTGGTGTACTGGAAATTGCGCCAGCCCCACTCGGGGCGATACTGGGGGCGCAGATAGGTGTCGACGAGATAGGTTTCGAGCTCGTCGACGCTGCCGCCCGGCCAGGTCTCGAACACCGTGATCCACTTCTGGTAGTAAGGCGACCACATCGGCCGCCCTGCGGCCACGGACAGGGTCATATTGCGGCCATAGCGGGCGATGGCCGTCGTGAGGTCGAGGCCCAGGCTGCTGCTACCGGATCGCGGCTCCCAGACCTCCGGATTGGTGGAAACCCGATACTCGGCCGTCCACTCGAAGAAGCCGAGAAATGGCACCTGATCGAAGTAGGTCGGATAGGTGATGTTGCCGAAACGCGGATCGCGCACATAGGGTACCTCTGCCCCGGCCGCCTTTTGCACCGGCATCGTCACCAGCAGCCGATTGGTATCCACCGTCGAATCCCAGGGGCTGTGCCAGACCTTGTCGCCGTTCTCCAGATAGCCGGCCAGCAGGAAGGCGTACTGCTCCGGGTTGCTGGAGATCTTGTAGCCGGGCGGTGGCCAGTTCCCCAGGTCGGGATACGGACTCACGGGATTGCCATTGCTGTCCCGCTGAGGGCCATAAATGCCGTCGGCGATCTGATTCAGGGGTGCCGGATAGGCTTCCTGGGCGACAAACAAGCGCCAATGCAGGTCGCGCAACGGCCAGTCACCCGGCTCGATGATGTTCATCGGCACGAGGATCGAGATCGGTTCGCTCTCCGAATGCGCTCCGAGATTGCGCACCACCCACACCGCCGGCATGTAGAAGTGCATCACGTTGTCCTGCCAGTTGGTGCGATCCCCGATGCCCGTGAGGCTCGGCGTGACGATGCAGGCCGCGAAGTGCAGCTCGTTGACCACCTTGATCGTGAATCGCACGCCGAAGCCCGGCACCGGCTCGACGCCGAGGATGCGGAACGAGGCCTTGGTCGCACCCACCGTGTACACCGTGACGGTCTCGTCCACGCTCGCGATGCCGGTACTCACGCCTGGGACGTAGGGCGTGGTCATCAGCGGCGTGATCGAGGAGACACCGCTCTCGACCTGGACGCCGTTATAGAGCACGCTCACGGCGGTGGGCATGCGCTTGAAGTCATAGACGCAGACCCGGTGAAACCAGGTGCCGTCCGCTTCGCCGGCGACGGCGAGATCGCCAGGCAAATAGTGGTAGAAGTTCTGGTCCGCGCTGTAGCCGCCCAGCCCGACCGGGTTCCAGCCGACATAGGTTTCCAGCCACTGTTCCAGCACCCAGGACTGGCCGCTGTCGACGTGGGTGTACTCGACGAACATGTGCCACCCCTGGCCACGCTGCCCCTCGGGGGCGTTCCAGTTGTAGGGCACGGAGGTCTGCACCTGCAGCGATCCGAGGTTGAACGCCTCGGAGCGTGCCGCAAGGCTCGCAGGCGGGGCCGGATTGGTGATCGCCTTGAAACTCACCCAGTGGTCGAAGACCTTCGCGCTTCGCACTCGGGCTTCCATGCGAAAGAAGTTCTGCACGTTCCACAGGGACCAGCCGTTGAGCGACCAGGCGATCATGACCTTGGCCCCATCCCAGGGGCCGATGCCGTTCCAGTAGGTCGTGGACTGGCCAGTGAACTCGACGACCGTGTTCTGCGGGTAGTAGTTGATGCCCAACTTGTCCACTTTGTGCAGAAAGTGGAACGGGATCGAGGGACACGGCGTCGGCGGGGGCGGCGTAGATCCCGGTGCAAACGGCACGGACAGGCGCGTTGCGATGCCCGAGGCTGCCGAGTCATCGTGCTGGATTCCACCGCCTGCCAACCGGCTCGCCACCGTCAGGCGCAATCCCGGCTCGGGCTGGGTCTGCGCGGCATAACGGCCCGACTCGCAGCTTGACCATTGCTGGTACTGCTGCTGATAGGCGGCATTGGCGATGCGCTGAAGCTCGCCGTTGAGATAGCCGGGGCGGCTGTTCCAGGGAATCTGCTCGATCCACTGGTAGACCTCCCGGTCGCAAGCGTTCATCACCGCGTAAAAATCCGGCCACGGGCAGACGTAGAAGCGCGCCACGGCGCTCGCCTGCGACGGTCGCCCATTGGGATCGGGCGGCGCATCGGGATTGCTCGGCACGACGACGGGCGGTTCCTCCTTCATCACGCCCCCCGCGACAGTTCGCGCAGCGCCTGAGCCAGCTGCATCGCCGTTTCACGCGACGACTGAACGGTGTGCGGCTTGCCGCCGACGTGGAAGCGCAGGTCGACCACGTCCCGGGCCGGCGTGCCGTTGTCGCCGGCCATCATCGCCATCTGGCTCACGGCATTGCCTACCGCCCCGCCAGCGGCGAAGCGCGGCATGGTGGGCAGGAAGCCGGCATTGAGCGAAGCGAAGAAGGCCTCGCCGAACTTGCGCACGCTGGCGGCCCGGATGACGAATTCGCCGTGCGAGAGCAGTGCCGGTACCGAATCCGAAGTTTCCGTGCCAGGGCCGAAGATACGTCCCGACATCCGCCGAAACCCCTCGGCCACGGCCTGCCCGCCCTCTGCCAGTTTCTGGATCAGGCCGCCTTGGGCATTGGTGTAGACCTTGGTGACGTAGATCGTGTGGGTGCTCGACGTCGGACGCAGCAATTCCGACACGGCCGCCCGGTACTGATTCAGGTCGGGCTGCACGGTGTGTGTAGCCGAGGTCGGCGCGGACAGCACGGTCTTGGCATCCAGTGCGAACGACGCCAGCTGCTGCCGGGGCTGGTCGAAGGACACCAGCGCCGGGATTTCCACGTTGGCACCGGCCAGCGTGCCCTTGAGCCGGTCGATGTCGGCAATGACCTGACTCGTGTCGGCCTCCACCTTGGCGAGCAGTTGCAGGTTGTCCGCGTCGGACTTGAGTTTCTCCAGGGAAGCTTGCGCCTCCTTGGTGTCAGCCTGAATCTTGGCGACGAGTTGCTGCGCCTCGGTCAGTGCTTTCAGTTTCTCGATGCCGGCCTTCGCGGCCTCGATGTCGACCTCGAGCTTGAGCTTGTCCTGCGCGAGCAATTGGCTCCGTAGCTTGTCCAGTTCATCCGAAACGGAAGCCAGGGCACGCTTGGCTTCGTCGGCACCCTGGCCGGCAGCGCTGGCGGCCTGCTTGTGCGCATCGCCCAACCCCTTGAGCGCGGCATCGGCGATGCCGGCGGCCTCCTTGATCTCGCCGATGGCCGTGGCCGCCGCCTGACCTTCGGAGACAACAGTCTGCGTCACCGTCTTGCCGTTCTGCTCGACCTGGCGGGTCACGGCCGAAGCGGTGCGCTCTGCCAGGGCGATGGCCTCCTCGGCGAGTTTGCGGGCCTGCTCGTAGTTTCCGGCGGCGAGCGCCGCACGCGCCTGCGCCTGCTTCTCGTCGATCTGGCGCAGCCGATCCTGATAGGCCGCGTACTCGTCCATCCCCTTGCGGGACAGCTCGCGGATACGATCCTCGACCGAGAGGCGCAGGTTGAGCCTGGCTTCGTCGGCCGCCTTGGCCGCCTGCAGGTGGCGCTGCTCCTCGGCAATCAGCCGGTCGACCGTGGCGCGGTAGGCGGATTCCAGCTGTGAGTAGATGGCAATGCGCGCCTCGACCGCCTGCCGCTCGATGGCTTGCACATCCTGGCCGGCGGCGCGAGCGAGCGCCACGGCCTGACCGTAGGTGGCCTTCCAGGCCGACTCCATCTGCCGCGCCCCGGCTTCCACCGCCGCGAGCTTTTCGCGCTCGGCAGAGAGCAATGCTTGGGCCGACTCGCGGATAGCAGCCGCCTCGGAGCGCGCGGCATTCTGCGCCGCCGCTTCCTGCCGCTTGTAGTTCGACTCGATCTCGGCGACGCGGGCATCCCAGATCGCCTTGATATCGGCGGCGACCTGCTTGTAACTCGCCGACAACTGCTTGACCGTCTCGGCCGCCTTCTTGGTTTCGGCATCGAGCGCCTGCCGAATCGCCTCGCCGGCCTGGGTGGCCGCACCCTGGATGGCGCGCAGCGCATCCGCCGTGCCAGGCAGCGCAGCCTTCAATCGCTCGGCGGCCTGCGCCGCCAGCATCATCTGGGTTTTGACGGAGAGCGTGCCGGTATTGGCCAGTTCCTCCATCGCGGCAGTCAGCTGTTCCAGTTGCTGACGCTGCCGGTTCATCTCGTCGATGGCACGATTGGTTTCGCGGATGTCCTGCACCATCTTGACGATGCCGCGCCCCATCTCCCAGACTGCAACCGCCGCGAGCACCGGCAGGAAGCGCATGAAGGCAGCCTTGAGGACATTCACGGCTTCCAGCAGCTTGGCCGCCGCTGCGACACCCTTGATGACCAGCACGGTGACAACGATCTCGCCGAGCACGCGCAGCACGGCCATGATCTCCTCGCCGTGACTGGCTAGGGCCACTAGTGCATCGGCCAGCGCCTGCAGCGCCGGCAGCGCGGCTTCCGCGACCTTCATGGCGATGCCAGAGAGAGCCTGCTTCACCGTGTCGAGGGTGTCGTTGAACTTCTCGGCGGCCTTCGCGGTGTCACCGCTGATCTCGAGGCCCAGCTCCTTGAACTTCTGTTTCAACTGCTCAATGCCGGCCCTGCCTTGGTTCAGGAAGGGAATCAGTTCGACGCCGCTCTTGCCGAAGAGCTTCACGGCCAGCGCCGAATTCTCGGCTCCATCGGGCATCGCCGCGAAGGCATCGGCGAGGTCGAGCAGCACCTCCTCGGTCGGGCGCAACTGGCCGGCGGCATCCTTGACCGAGACGCCGAGCCGGCCGAAGGCCTCGACCTGCTCCTTCGATCCGCCCGCCGCCTCGACCATCGCAGTCGCCAGCTTCTGCATCCCCTTGGCCAGACCCTCCAGCGAAATACCGGACTGCTCGGCGATAGGTTTCAGCAGCGACAGCGACTCGACCGAGATGCCGGTCTTCTGCGAGAGCTTGGAGAGGTTGTCGGCGGTATCGAGCGCGGCCTTGCCGGCAGCGACCAGTGCGCCGAGCGACAAGGCGGCACCCAAGCCCGCCAGCACGCCGTTGACCTTGCTGGCCACCGACGACAGGCCCTCCAGATTCGCCTTCACCGAGGCGAGCGCCGCCTTGGTCTGGTCGATAGCGGTGATGAGGATTTGGGTGCGGTCAGATGCCACGGGTTACAGACCTTTTGCGTTGAGTTGTTGCAGGATTGCGGTGGAGAGCTTGGGCATTTGGGAGCGCACGAGTCCAGGCAGGTCGAAACGCCCACGCAGGGTCACACTCGGCACCAGCACGGCGATGGGAACTTCCTGGCTGCGCTTGATCGACTTCGCCCCGGTGCGGCCACGCTCGGCACGCTTGAAGCGGCGCAGCTCGGCGGTGTTGTCCTTGATGTTCTCGGCCATCAGGATCACCTTGCCGTTCTTCTCGATGAAGAAGGCATTGCCCGCGCGCATCAGGCCGTCGACCACACGGCGGAACGCTTTGCGGCCGATGCGCTGGTGCTCGGGCAGGAGCGGAATCAGCATTCGCCCGCCGATGGTGCCACCACGCACATGGATGCCCAGCCACGAGATACGCGAGCCAACCAGCAGCGCGGGAAATTTCTCGGGACTGCCGGCGTAAAGTTTGTGGCACATCGACTTCAAGAACCCGGCTTTCCTCACCTTGAAGGCCGATTGCATCCGGGACTGGGCCACTTGGACGATCTCCTTGCCTGCGACCTTCATCCCGGCCTCGACTGCCTTGCGGATCGCCCGGCGTTTCTCCGGCACCCAACTATCGAGCCGCTTCGGGTCGAGCAGGCCCGAGGTGGTGAGCGAAAGTTTCATTGGGTGATTTCCTTCAGGAGTCGCTTGATTTCGGCACTGCCGCCGCGCTGTGCGGTGACCAGCAGGGCGAACTGCGTGGCCAGATCGTCACGTTCGTCACGGTCGATGGCCGCAAGAAACGCCCGCACCTGCGCGAGCGTGTAGGTCAGGATGTCGGGGTAACGATGGCCGGATCGGATGAGCCGGGCGATGGCATCTGACCAGGGATTAGCGTGCCGATGGTTTGGCTCACCCGCGTGATTTCCGGCACCACGCGACGGATAAAAAAATCCGCATTGGCTCCGAACACCGCCTCGGCCAACCGGATCGCATCGTCCAGGGCCAGGCCCGACACCCACTCCGGCGGACGGCGGCAGGCGATGGCCAGCGCCAGGATCACCGACTCGCCATCCTCGGACAGCAGGCGCAGCCAGTCGGGATCGGGGCCGAGCTTCCCGGCGATGGGGCGCACGGTGCGGGCGAAGATCGGCAGTTCGCCCACCTTGAGGGGCGTAATGTCGAGTGTCTCGCCGCCGATGACGAGGGACTCAGGCACCGGCGGCAGGGCCGCGAAGAGGTTCTCGGTCATGGCGATCACCCGAGCTGGACGATGCGGCCGAACTGGCCCAGCACCGCGTCGTAGGGTTTCGTCGAATCCGCCAACAGCGAGCCCTCCAATTCGAACTTGTTGAGGTCGTTCGAGATGATGTCGAACTTCTTCAACGGGTCGAAGGCCACGCGGTAGAGTTCGATCAGCACCTTGGCGTTGCCGGCGGCGGTGTTCACCCCTTCGAGGCGCAGGAAGCGCTCGGGTAGGGGCTGCGTGAAAATCCCGATCTCGGTCACTGCGCCGAAGGTGTAGCTCGCCTTGAACGGGGTGGTGAGGCCGGTGACGTCCAGGAACTGGATTGCACCAAAATCCTCATCAGCCGTGTAGTGCGTACCTGCAGTCAGGGTAGCGGGCGTGCCGGCGGAATCCACCAGGGTCAGGGCCGACACCTTGGGGTGCGCGAGGAAGTAGCGGTCGCCGATCATGGGTGCCGCCCCGCCGACCGGCTCGTCTGTGACGCTACCGCCGGCATCGGTGACATGGCTGCCATAGAGTGCGAGCGACAGGTTCTCCTTGGTAAATTCCTCGATGGTGAGCGCGACCGTGGCGGATTTCTGCTTGACCAGGCGCAGGTCGACCGCACGCTGGCCGGTCTGGCTCTCGTAGTGCTCGATGACGTCGGTCTTGAGCGAGAGCGACAGATCGGCGACGTTGCCAGGCGATCGGACGTTGATGGGTTCGCCATTGGTGTTGCGTTCGCCGAGATAGACCCGGCCTTGAAACGATGCGTAGTAGGACATGATGGGTTACTCCTTGAGGGTCTTGACGGTCTTCACCGAGGCATCGGGTGCATCTGGTGCAGGTTCCGGGCGATGGCTAGCCGGTTCGCCGATCTGGTGGTCGGTCAACCAGCGGGCGGTGTGCTCGTCCACGTCGAGGACGTGTCCGGCGGGATAAGCCACCCCGGCATGGGTGTGGGTGACCTTGAGTTTCAGCTTGGGCATGTTCAGCCTCCTTGAGAGATGTCGGAAACGAGGGTGCGGTAAGTGATGCGGTAGTACGAAGGGATGGCAATGGCCTCAACGTCGGCGTCTTCCGCCTGGTAGTCGGCGTCCATCTCGGCGACATTCAGGGCCAGGCCACCGAGGGTGGCGTCCAGCAGCAACGCTGAATGCGCGCGGCACAGCAGATCGTCAGCGACGGCATACCCATCGGTCGGATCGCGGGCATGTCCAATGACGCGCAAGACGAGTTCGCGCTCCACGCGGTCATTGCTGCGCTTCACCGGGGCGTCGGAAGCGATGCTCACGACAAGTACCGGTGCCTGTTCGCGAGTGATCGCCGTGACGGGTTGGCGTAGCACGATGACGGGGGCAACCGCCGACTGGCAGCGCACCATCACTTCACGAACGATTTGCTCGCGTCTGGATTGGGGCATAAGGGCTCCGATACAATGAAACCGATAAAGGGAGATACCGTTTGGCAACGGAAACCAAAACCAAGAAACACCGCAGTAGTCAGTCGACGCCCGACCACTACGTCCTGCGCGTCGAACTGATGGGCATCCAGCCCGCCATCTGGCGACGGATCCATCTGGACGGCCGCACGCGGCTCGATGCCCTGCATCACATCCTTCAGGCCGCCATGGGCTGGTCGGATTCCCACCTGCACAAGTTCGAGATACGCGGCAAGCACTACGGTGTTCCGGATCCCGAGTTCACCGACCCCGGTTGGGAAGTGCTCGACGAGAAGAAATACCGGCTCAATCAACTGCTGGCCGAGGGCGATGCCTGCGACTACCTGTACGACTTCGGCGACGGCTGGCTGCACCGCATCACGGTCGAGGCGATCAGGGACGTCAAACCAAGTCCGAATGACGGCGGTTTTGCCTGGGTCGAGGCTGGCGAGCGCGCCTGCCCGCCCGACGACGCAGGCGGTCCAGGCGGCTACCAGGACTTTCTGGATCGGTTGGATGACGACCCCTACGGCGACGAAACCAAGTCATTCCAGGAGTGGGCCGGACTGGACTTCGATCCTGAGCGCTTTGACCGCCAGGCCGTGAATGCCACCCTCAGTCGCATGCTCTGGAACCGCTGGATCAAGATCGGCCCCTGATCGGCTCACAGCCGCGCCAGACGCGCCCGGCACTCGTTCCCGTCCCGCAAGGCAATCACTTCACGCACGCGGTAGGACTGGCCTGCGATCTCGACCATATCCCCGACCGAGAGCAACAGACGCTCGGTCGGAAACTCGATCTCGTAGTCGCGCGAGAGCGCCAGGCCGTCGAGTATCGTCTCGTCGGGTGCGCGGAATCCGCACTCGACGATCAGGGCACCGACCTTGACGGGCGTGAGAAGCCCCGCGCGGGCAGCGGCGTCGTAAAGATCAGCCACGCCTACCATCAGGCGCTCGTCAGCTTCACCAGCACACCGGGGCGGTGACACATCGGCAGCGGGTTCGACTGGGTGTGCAGATCCGTGCCGCGCTCGAACTTCCTCGGTTCCTGTTTGGCGTAAAGCGGCTGACCGAGGGTGTTGACCGTCTCGTTGAAGTCCGCCGGGGCCAAGTAGGTGCCGAAGGTGTCGACCGTGCCCAGGGGGAAGGCATGCGCCTCACCCGGGGCAATGAACTTGCGCACCGTGCCGTTGATGTCGCTCGCCTGGCCTCGATACTCCTCGAAGGTGATGCCGCCGAAGGTGAAGCCGGAGCGCACGTCGTTGATCAGGATTGCCCCCTGCTGCCAGTTGGTGTAGGCCTCCTTGACCGCCTTGTGGGTGGTCAGCGCCCGGAAAAACTGGGGCGAGCAGAGCACGTGCACATCGGTCATGAACTCGCCCTTCAGGTTGTCCTCGATTTCGGCGAGCACGTCGTAGCAGTGGCCCTTGATGTCGCTGTTGGCATTCGCAAGATCGAAGTTGATCGACGTCTGTGAGAGGCCGAACTCTGTGTAGAGGTCGTAGATGGTGCTGCCGTCGGCATCGAGGATCTGGCCCTTGAGCGCACCCATGCGCAGGTGTTCCAGGGTGATGGCATGCTTGTTGCGCATGGTTTCCAGGTGACGCGCCATCACGCCGGCAATCGCCTCCGTCTCGGTTTCGGAGCCGAAGGCGCGGATGCCCTGCACTTCCTCGGGCAGCACCACGTCGTCGTGCGGAATGTGCGGGATGACGAAGGAACGCAGGGTGCGGGTGCCGCGCTCGCCCACGGTGCCCGGCGAGCCCGGCGCTTTCGTCGGCAGGAGGTTCAGTCGCCCGGCGTACTCCTCGACGATGATCTGCCGAGTGCGCACCGGTTTGGCCGGAAACAGACCCAACTGCTCGATGCGGCCGTAGCGGTTGGGGATGAGGTTGATGGCCGTGGTGAGGCCCGCCATCGAGAAGCCGGGGTTGTCGAACGGGTTTTGCATTTTTGGATCTCCAAAAAACGAAACCCGCCGTGTGGCGGGTTTTCGGGGGGATGAGAGGGGCTGCTTATGCTGCGTCGCGCACCAGGATGCCGAGGGCGGCCAGTTGCGCTTCGGCAGCGGCCTTCTGTGATGCGGTGATGCCAGCCGGCCAGATCAGGGCGTTGCGCGCGACGATGGCGTGACGGGCCACCGCGATGGCGTCGTCCCGATCGATCAGCGTCGCGTCGGTGTCGGTGGCGAGCACGCACACGGCGGTTTCGGTGCCGTCGGTAGCGGCCGGTGCCAAGGCATACAACTTGCCGTCGGCAGTCTTCTTGCCGAGCACGGTGCCAAGTTGCAGGCTCTGTCCGGCGGCGACCGTCGCTGCCTCGCGGGAATAGAGATTCGGTGCCTCGTACTTCAGGAGGTCGCCGAGGTTCTTGCTCTGGGTGATTGATGGCATGTCTTACTCCTTGTGTATGAGTTTTTTGACGGCGGCGACCACCGGCGAGGCCTCGGGGCGCTCGGGGGTTTCGGTACCGGCTTCCGGCGTGATGGTGGAATGGATGGGCGTAGCTTCAGATCGCGCGGCCTTGGCCTTACAAAGCACTCGGCGCACATCCGCTTCACTCTTGCCTTCCGCAATGAAGGCGGCAGCCTTGTCAGGGCAGCCGGCGATCAAGCACAGTTCGGCGATGGCTTGGGCGGCTTGGGTGACTTCGCGGCGGGCCTCTGCCACCATGACTGCGGCAGCGTCGACGCCGATCATTTCAGGAACAGCTTCTTGGTCATGCATTGCATCCTCCTTAAGGGGGCTTGCCGCCTCGGTTCGAACGACTGCCCGAGCCTGAGGCGGTTTGCGGCTGCGGGAGCTGAGGTAAGTCGAGAATTCAGTGAGTGTTGCCTCCAGCGTGCCCACGGCATCGGCAAGACCGGCCGCCGTGGCATTCGGGCCGAAGTAGAGGGCTGCCTCGGTGGCGCGTACCGCCATTTCCGGCAGCCTGCGCATGGCGGCCACATGGTCGACGAAGATGTCGTAGAGGCGGTCGACCTCGGCTTGGAGTTCGCCCTTCGCTGTGTCGGTTAGCGGCTCGTGCGGCGAGAAATCATTCTTGTGCCGGCCCGCTGTGATCGCGGTGTAGCGGTAGCCGTCGTTGGCGTCCTTCACCGACTGGTCGATGTGCAGCGCAATCACGCCGATCGAGCCGACGCCACCGGTTTCGGTGACGACGATGCGTTCGGCAGACGATGCGATGGCGTAGGCGGCCGAGAAGGCGGCATCGTTGGCCACGGCCCAGACCGGTTTCACGGCGGTGGCTTCGCGCACGCGGCGGGCGAGTTCGAAGCTGCCGGAAGCCTCACCACCCGGCGAATCGACATCCAGCAGGATTCCGGTGACACTGGGGTCGGCCAGGGCCTCATCGAGCATCGCGCCGATATCCTGGTAGCTCGTGAGCCCCGAGGCCGCTTCCAGTCCCAAGGTGCGCTTTACCAGCGTGCCGTGGATCGGAATCACGGTGATGCCGACCACGCCTTGCATGTTCGAACGGGGTGTGGGTACTGCCGCCAGCAGTTCCTTGGCATCGGCAGGGATCGGGCTGTCGATCCCCAATCGTGGCCCGATGGCGGACAGGATCACGTCGAGCTTGGCACGATGGACGAGCAACGGCGTCCCGAAGATACGGGAGGCGAGATGTGGCAGCATGAATTACTCCGTGGGTTGTTCGGTTTGTGGAGGGGGTGCGACCGCCGGTGCCTGGTCGTGCCGCGGATCGGAATCGAAGACGAGACCCAATGCGTCGGCACGGGCGTTGTCGGCGGCGATCTCCCGGTCGACGTCCTCGGCGTCGTAGCCATAGGCCGAGATCGCCTCCGAACGGCTGGTGAGGCCGGCCCGGATGGCGAGCTTCATGGCGTTGAACTCCTTCTGCGGATCGACCCACTGCCAGCCCTGCGGGATCCACTTGGCAACTTGGTACTCGCGCTGGCGACGGCTGTATCCGGGGAGCATGAGCGCCCCTTCGAGCACCACCTGATCCATCCAGGCACGCCAGATCGGGCGACACAGTTGGTGGACGATCACACCGTGCTGGATCACCTCGCAGCGGCGGCGGAACTCCAGTAGGCCGGCACGAATCGACGAGTAGTTCACTTGCGTCAGGTCGCCGGTGAGCATCTCGTAGGTGATGCCCATGGCGGCCGCTACAGCCCGGAACTGCTGGCGCATGAACTCGGCGTATGAACTGCCGACGTCCGCCGGTGCCGAGAACTTGATGTCCTCGCCCGGCTCCAGAATTTGCAGGGTGCCCGGTTCGAGTCCGGCCAGTGCCACGCCATTGGCGTCCGACAGTCCCTCGCCCATCAGATTGTCTTCGGGGGCCAGACGTGTGATGAAACCGGCGAACATGGCGGCGGTCTTCTTGCGCACCAGTTCGGCGTCGTCGTACTGGTCGAGCTCGTTGAGCTTCACCAGCGCCCGGGCGAGCCACGGTTCGCCCCGAATCTGGCCAGGACGCAGCGGTCGGAAGAGATGAATCACTTCCTCGGCCGGCACACGGATCGTTTCAACACCACCCGACCCGGACATGGGGCCGAGACTTCCATCATTCGGATGGGATCGATACAGGTGGTAGGCGACGCGCCGTCCCAGCCGGTCGAACTCGATACCGGCACGGATGACGTTGCCGTTTTGCAGCTCCCGATTCATCGCCAGCGGCAAATGCTCGGCCTCCAGCACTTGAATCTGGAGCGCGACAGGCAGCCCGTCCTCGGGACGCCGCCAGCGCAGTCGCACGATCGCCTCGCCGCCCTCCAGCATGGCCCGACAGGCAAGCGACTGTAGCCCGTAGAAATCGGTGAGCCCCGCTGAATCGGCGGCCTCGCACCAGTCCCACCACAAGCGTTGGATGGCTTCGCGCAGGGCCGCATCTTCCACCATGCTCTGCGGCTTGATGCCGGTACCGATGGCGTTGGCAACGAAGGCCTCAATGCCTGCAGCCGCCCAGGCGTTGCGCCGCACAAGGGCGCGGCTTTTGGCGCGCAACTGTTCCTGAGTGTAGGCGAGCGCGGCCACAGCGCCTGGGTTGGCCACCGTCCAGGCGAGCGTGCGCCGGCCAAGGCCTGCGCCGTCGTAGGTGGGTGTACCGCCGAAGACGCGGCGTTTGATGGTTCCGATCCAGCCCATCAGAATCCCTTCCCGGTGGTCACGCGGATCTGGCGCGGCGCACGCGGATACAGGCCAGTGGACACGGCATCCTTGTGCATCGCGGCTTCGACCTCATCGATGGCCTGCTTCAGTTCCTCGACGGTGCGGTACTCGACCGTCTTGTCGCCGAATGTGACGCGCTTCTCGCCACGGGCCAAGCTATCGCGCAAGGCCTGCAACTGCGCTTCGGTATAGGTCGGCGTGCTCATCGATAGACCACAAGGCTGATCTCGGGTGTGTCGGCCAACGACGCCGAGGACGAAATGCAGACGATCTCCAGTCCTGCCTCGACTTTTCCGTCCGTTGTCCCTCGGGCCGCCGCGAAACGGATAGTTCCAGTCGCGGTATTGCTCCTGCCGGTGGCGACCCAGCAGTACTTGGCATCGGGAAACGGCGTCTCGAACTCGATCCGGTAGCGGCCCGTTCCCAAGCGGGTCACCGAAGCGACGTTGTAGGCGGCGCGAAGCTGGATCGCCCCGCCCACGTAGCCAAAGTTCACCCAGGCCCTGGCAAGCCCCGGATGGTCGGGGCGAATCAGCCCCTTGATCTCGGTGCCGATGCGGGTGGCGAGCGCCGACAGTTGCGCGACGAGGCTCATCACTTATACCAGGGCGGCGTTGAAGATCGCCACGAAGTCGGTGTTGGTGTCGCCGATGTCGGTCGCAGCGACCGCGCCGATGTTGTCGCGCGCTTGCGTCTGCTCGGGGACGGTCAGCGCCTGAGCGGCATCGAAGCGCACCCGCTTGTCGATGGCAGCAGTGAGTGCGGCGATGCCGGTCTGGTCGTTCTGCAACGCCTGCTGGAGTTCGAGCAGGGTGTCGTAGGCCGGGTCGGCACCGCCCAGGATGTCGGCCTTTAGCGCATCGAGCAGGGTGACGACCTTGTTCGACGAATACGTGGTCGTCGTCGATACCTGCAGATCGTCGATGGCCACCGCCGTGATGATCGCGGCCTTCAGTTCGTTGATCGCCGCGACCAGGCTCGACTTGTCGGTGGTGGTCAGCGCGGTCAGCGTGCCGGTGCGACCCTTGACGGTATTGAATTCCTCGGCGACGCGCAGGACGAAGCTGTTGAGTTGGGTTTGCAGACTCATGGTGGCTTTCTCCAGTGGTGGTGTGATCAGTTGAACCAGCGGCTGCGAATCAATTGACGTGCGGGCCGGCCAGTTCTCGGGGTTCCAGAAACAGCGAGGCCACCTCGTTGGGTGGCCTCAGTGGGTTGGTCGATCTGCGGATCGGGGTCGCCGGGCGGCGACAGCCCAAGCTGCCGTTCCAGTTCGCGCCAGTGCCGCTCTTCGAAGCGGTCGAGGCCAGAGGCACTCGCCGCCGCGCGGGCATACACGTAGCAGTCGAGCGCCTCGTTCCTCTCGCGCATCTTCTGCCACTCGCGCACCGGGTAGCCGTTGCGGTCGCGCCGGGTGATCAACTGCTCGGCGCACAGTTGCTGCAGGTACTCGGCATCCACCTTGGGCAGATGGACAAAGCCGGTGGGGTAACGAATCGTGACCCCATCCTCGGCCACCTCCGGCACCTTCCTCAGGCTGTTGTAGAACTCCAGCTTGGCGATGCCGACCGCGACGGTGAACAGCTTGATGCCCCGGCGCAGTTTCTTGCCGCCGGTCGTGGCGTCCACCGCCGTCGGCGTGCCCACCAGTGCCGCGCCCTTGGCCGAACCTTTCACCGCCATCACGCGGGGATCGCGGGCCAGTCGCACGAAGGTGTAGGCCTCCTGCGTGGCGAAGCCGGTATCGAGCGCCAACCGGGCGAGCGGCAGCCGCGCGCCGGACGCGTGTGTCCAGGTCTCGGCGACCAGTTCACCGAGATGTTTCCACACCGCGTCGCGGGCGGTGTCGCCCATCAACACGCGATGCTCGACGAGCCATGATTCCTTGCCGCGCCCGAAGGCCCAGATGGAGACTTCGATGCGATCCTTCTGCACGTCGGCCCCGGCCGTGAGAAGCAGGCCGCCCGCAGGCACGCTGCCCAGCGAATAGTCCTCGCGCCGTTCCAGCAGGCGCTGCCAGTCCAGCGCTTCGCCTTCCTCGACCCAGGCCTCGCCCAGTTCGGAGTTCTTGAACGCCTTGATGGTCGCCACCGAGCGGCTCTCCGACATGGCAGCCTTCTCCCACGACGCCGCAATCTCACGCCATTTACGCCAAGGGCTGTAGAGGCTGGATAGATGAAACCCTGCGCTCGTTCCTATTCCTTGCGCCATCCATTCCCCAAGTTCCAGCATCCGGGATTTGTGATGCTCGGCAATCGCCGCTTCGCAGGATTCGCATAGATAGACGGCGGTTTCCGGCTGCCCACGCTCCCAGCGCAGCCGTTCGAACCTCAGCCACTGGCGGTGCCCACAATGCGGACACGGCACGAAGTAGCGTCGCTGGTCGGACGCCTCATATTCCCGCTCGATGATGCTCGCCCCAGCGATGGTGGGCGTGGACACCAACAGAATCTTGCGCCGCGCAAACGTCCGGGTGCGCGCTTCGGCCAGGTGGATCGCATCACCCTCGCCATCGACGTCCAGCGGATAGGCATCCACCTCGTCGAGAAAGAGATAGCGCACCGGCATCGAGCGCAGGCCCACGGCCGAGTTGGCCCCGGTCATCACCAGCACGCCGCCGCGAAACTCCTTCATCAGCACCGTGTTGCCGGAGTCCCGGCTGCGCGGTGGGGCAATAATGTCCTTCAGCACCGGCGACTCCTCGATGAGGGGATCGATGCGGTGCTTGGAATTGCGCTGCGCCATTTCGGTCGTCGGCCAGACGATCATCATCGGGCCGGGTGCGTGATGGATAGCATAACCCACCCAGTTGAGGCCCAGTTCCGTGCCGCCCACCTGCGCCCCTTTCATGAGCACCACCCGCTCCACCGGCGATGCCGGGGACAGGCAGTCCATGATCTCGCGCAGATAGGGCGTGCGCGCATTGCGCCAGCGCCCAGGCTCGGCCGATTCCTTGGTCGAGAGCATCCGGTAGCGCTCGGCCCATTCGGATACGGTCAGGCGCGGATCGGGCCGCAGCCCTTCGCGCCAGGCACGTTCGATCTCAAGTGCCCCTTCGTAGTCGTCCGCCATCATCCGTCCACCTTCGGCACAAACTCACCCAGTTCCTCCAGATGCACGCGCACGGCGACGTCCAGCGCCACGAACAGTGTGTGCTCATCGATGCCCAGTTCCGCCGCGAGGATCGGCGTGATGCGATTCGGCCAGTTGATCCACGCCTCCCGTTCGGCCCGCGCCAACTTGAAGACGTGCGCGATGGCCTGCGACCGGTCGACCAGTTCCCCTTTGAGCTGCGCCAGGCGCACCTTGTTGGTCTGCGCCTTGACCACCTCGTTGACCGTGCGCGCCTGCAGCAGGGACGCGCCGCCGGAGGGCAATGCAGCGTGGGTGTCGCCTACGGGTGCGCTGGCGGCAGTCTCCTGCGGCACGGTGGACCGGACGGGCCTGGCGCGAGTGCCTGCACGCGGCGCTTCGGTGTTCTTCGCCCACTCGGCGTCGGCCCGTTGTGGGTCGAGAGTGCCATCGGCCTCGGGCGTGATGCGCCCGCTATCAATCGCCTTCTTGACCGCCACGTGAGAGACGCCGCGATGCCGGGCGTAAGCGCGTATCGACAGACCCATGATCACCATCAAGCCCAGCGCAGATTCTTTGCGATTTCGCGATTCAGAGCTTGGCTTTCCTCCAAAGAAGCGCGTTCATGCCATCACCATCAACCACATCGCGGGAGACAAGCATGTACGCCGACAAACTGGACACCCTTGGCAAAAAACTGGCCGATGCCGCCCTGACCTTGTTGGTACGCCTTTATCCGGAAGTGCGCACCGCAAGCACCACGGAACTCGATGCCGCCTGCGCGGCGATGCGCGCCAAGTCGAGGGCGGTGATCGACGAGCTGATTGATGACGCCAAGGACGCGCCCGGGGTGGCGCACATCGCGTTTCAGACCGCAGCCCTGACGCTCGCCCACGAGGGCATAAAGACACTCAAGGCAGGACGCAAATGAATCTGCGAAGCCAGGCAGAAAGAGCTTGGCTTCTCGTTCGAACAGCGCCTGAATGCAATCGCCATCAACGCCAACACAAGGAGACGACCATGACCAAGCAAGCCGCCAAAACCCTCGAAACCCTGATCCAGCAGATCGCGCTGGATCACTTGTTCATCGAAACCCTGGAAACCCGCAACAGCGACCGGCTGGACTTCCACGAGGTCAGCGCCTGGGGCGTCAAGAGCGCCCTGATGGCCGCCTACGAAGCGGGCCGGCAGGCCGCGAAGCAGGACTGAAAAAGAAACGGAACACGCTTGGCTTCACTTCCGAACAGCGCGTTCATGACCACACCATCAACCACCACGAAGGAGCATCAAATGGCCACCATGCAACTGACCCCTGCCCAGCACGCGATCCTCGCCTATGCGATCGACACTACCTCCGGCAAGATCGAATGGTTCCCCGACAACATCAAAGGCGGTGCCCGCACCAAGGTGCTGGAGGGCCTGTTCAACAGGGCCCTAATTACCCGCGACAGCACCGACTGGTTCGTCGCCGCCGAGGGCTACGACGCCCTGGGGCGCGCCCGCCCCACCCCGGCCACCATTCACCCCGACCCGGAGGTTGAGGCCGCCGTGTCGGCGGCTGAGGCCAACTGGGCGCAAGAGAAACAAACCGCTGCCCAGCGACTGCTCAAGGTCGGCATCGAGGGCAAGCCCCGCACCCGCGCGAACAGCAAGCAGGCCGCCGTGATCCAGATGCTGCAGCGACCGGAAGGGGCCACCATCAACCAGATCTGCGCAGCCACCGGCTGGCAGGCGCACACGGTGCGCGGCACCTTTGCCGGTGCGTTTAAGAAGAAACTCGGACTCACCATCACCTCGGAGAAGCCCGAGGGCGGCGAGCGCATCTACAAGGTGGCAGGGTGATCACCATGCGGAAGACCTACCCGACTATGAACGGCGCCGAACCCGCCATCGTCCAGCCCTCCGTAAATGGTTGGGCCGTTTCCTGGAATCCCGACGATGGGCGCTGGTATGTCGAAGTCCCGGGCGCACCAGGGATTGCCGTGGCGACTTTCAAGGATCGCCGCAACGCCATGCAATACGCCAGACAGCACGAGCCGCCATTCGCAAGCTGATCGGGTGTTACCCCGCCTGACCAGAACCGGGGTGGCGGCACACCGCCGCCCCGAAAAAAGATGCAGAAAGCGCTTGGCTTCCCAATCGAACAGCGCGTTGCTACGGGTGTCGCAACGATCAACCCGAAGGAGAAAACGATGACCACGACCAACACCACCCCCGCCACCCAGAACGAAGTCTGGGGCTTTTGGGGCACGATGAACGACAACGCCCAAGCCGCCTGGCCCATCGCGATGACCGCGATCTCCAACGCCACCTACCAGCCCCTCGAATCGGTCAGGCTGTTCCTCGATAGCCGCCACGGACGCCACTTTGCGGATGACGTCCTCAACGAGATGCTCCGGGGCCACGCGATCCAGCAAGCCGTCGACGCCGCCGTCGCCCGCTGGATGGGCTGGACGATTGGCCGCCAGACCAGCAAGGACTATGGCATCCCCAAGGGACTGCCTTACCTCACCGGGTTCGTGATTCACTGCGAAGTGACCGACGAGTCCTTCGAAGCCCAAGCCGCGTAAGGAGATCGACATGGCTGCCGTCGTCACCAGTCCGCAACTCGAAGCCAACTACGACAAGTTCATCGCCGAACTGACAAAGCTCAGCCGAAAGTACGGCGTGGCGATCCAGTCAGTCGGCGGTGTCATCCTCGCCGACAACCCCGGCGAGTTCAGCGACGTCACCTACGTGGCCGACATCACCAGCGGCGACTTGCTGCCCGAGTTCCCCTCTGCCTGAGAGAGCATCGAACGCAACGCCATCAGACTGCCGTATGGCCTGCGCCCCGGCATAGTCCTGCCAGCGTCGCACGATCACATCAACGTACTTCGGATCCAGTTCGATCAGCCGTGCCTTGCGGCCTGACTTGTGGGCAGCGATCATCGTGGTGCCCGACCCACCAAAGGGGTCAAGCACCACATCACCCGGGCGACTCGAGTTGCGGATGGCCCGTTCCACCAGTTCCACCGGCTTCATGGTCGGGTGCAGATCGTTCTTCTGCGGCTTCTTGATCTGCCACACATCCCCCTGGTCGCGGTCCCCGCACCAGTGACGATCGGCGCCCTCGGGCCAGCCGTAGAGGATGGGCTCGTACTGGCGCTGGTAGTCGGCACGCCCCAGGGTAAAGGTGTTCTTGGCCCAGATGACGAAGGTCGACCAGTGACCACCGGCAGCGCGAAACGCTGCCTGCAATCGATCCAGTTCGCTCGATGACATGGCCACATAGATGCCGCCCTGGCAATGCGCCACGGTGGGCGTCAGTGCCGCCAGCAGGAAATCGTAAAAACCGTCGCCCAGGTTGTCGTTGAGGATCGCGCGATCCTTGCCGCGCATCTTGTCCTTGGCGCTGTTGGCGTAGTTCACATTGTAGGGAGGGTCGGTGAAAACCATGCTGGCCATTTCGTCGCACAGCACGGTAACGTAGGCATCGGCATCGGTGGCATCGCCGCAGATCACCCGGTGCTCGCCGCAGATCCAGACGTCAGCCGCCCGGGATACGACGATGCCGGAGCCATCCGGAACCGCATCCTCGTCGGTCTCGCCTTCGGTGGTCGTCTCTTCGCCAGCCAGCAGATCGGCCAGGGCGTCGGCGTCGAACCCGGTCAGGGCCAGATCGAATTGATCGTCCTGCAGCGCGGCCAATTCCACTTGCAGCATCGCTTCATCCCAGCCGGCGTTTTCCGCAATGCGGTTGTCCGCGATCACCAGGGCTCGGCGCTGGGTCGGCGTCAGGTGGTCGAGCACCACGACCGGCACCATCGCCAGCCCGAGCTTCTGGGCAGCGGCCAGACGACCGTGACCAGCAACGATGACGCCATCGCCCCCGGCCAGGATCGGATTGGTGAAACCGAACTCGGCGATCGACGCCGCGATCTGGGCGACCTGAGCCTCCGAGTGCGTGCGCGAGTTGCGCGCATACGGCACCAGCTTGGCCGTGGGCCATTGCTCGATCTTGTCGGCGAGCCAGGAGATGGTCATGCCTGCGCTCCCAATCGTTCGGCGGCAACTTCCTCGAAGGTCTGTCCCGTTGCCACCAGCGTCACCGGCACCTCGGGGAAGTTCTGCTGGAAGCGCTTCACGGCGACATCCACATACTCAGGGGCGATCTCGGTGGCGCGTACCTTTCTGCCGGTGCGCTCGGCAGCCAGCAGGGTCGTGCCCGAGCCGCAGAAGGGTTCGAAGACGAGTTCGCCGGCATCGGTGTAGGACTCCAGGACGAACTGGGGCAGTGCCACCGGGAACACGGCCGGGTGATCGATGTCCTGACCGATCTTGCCCTTGTGCCGCATGATGCGAATCACGGAATCCGGAATCTTGGTCTCCTGTGTCACCTGGCCGACATGGTTCCAGGCCGTCTTGCTGCCATCCTTGTTGCGCATGCCGCCGGCACTGGTGCCGTCGCCGCGCAGATGGGTGTCGCGCCCGGCGTAGATGCAGGGCACGAACTTGTTCGGGCGCCGCGCCTCGGAGTCCTTCCTGTTGAAGTGGAAGACGAATTCGAACGAAGGTGCCAGCCGGCCATTCCAGTCTCCGGGCAATCCCGGCCCCTGGTCCCAGACATACCAGGCGAATCGTCGCCACCCCCGGGCGCGCATCCAGTCGAGCCAGCCATCCCAGTAGGGAATGACTTCCTGCTCGCGGTGGATGAGGCCGAGATTGACCAGCACCTGGCCGTTCGGGGCCATGGGCAGGTTGGCGAAGACGCCCCGCATCAGGGCATCCCAATCAATGATGGTGTTCGTGTAGTCCCGCTGGTTGCCATAGGGTGGCGAGGTGAAGCACAAGGCAGCCTGCTCGCCCGCCATCAGCGTTCGGACGACGGCCTGATCGGTGGCATCGCCACAGATCAGGCGGTGCGCGCCGATCAGCCAGACATCGCCGGGACGCGAGACCGGGTTCGACGGCACCTCTGGCACATCGTCGGCTGCATCGTCCTCGGTTTCATCCGAAGACTCGTCCTGCAGTGCCTGCTCGGCACCAACCAGCAGATCCTCGATCTCCTCGTTGGAAAAGCCGGTCATGGTCAGGTCGTAACCCGCCTCCGACAACTCGGCCAGTTCCAGCGAAAGCAGTTCCTCGTCCCACCCGGCATCCAGTGCCAGACGGTTATCGGCGATCACGTAGGCGCGCTTCTGTGCTGGAGTGAGATGGCCAAGTTCGATGACCGGCACTTCCGTCAGGCCGAGCTTGCGTGCAGCGGCCAGGCGACCGTGGCCAGCGATGATGCCGTGGCTGCCATCCACCAGGACCGGATTGGTCCAGCCAAACTCGACGATGCTGGACGCCAGCTTGGCGATCTGCGCCTCGGAATGCGTGCGCGGATTGCGGGCGAAGGGGATCAGCGTTTCGATCTTCCGATACTCGACGCGCAGTTGTTCGGTCATTGGAATGCAAAAACCCGCCACGAGGGGCGGGTCGGAAATGGGGTGGTAACTCGGTTCAGGTGGTAACCGGGGTGGTAACTGGTAACCCTGGTAACCTCGTTTCGGGATCGGACGCTAGCGAAATGCCGCGCTCGCGCCCCCCGCATGGGATTTCGGACAGGAAGGACCCGTCGAATTACAGGTCTGACGTCGGGGTTCTGCCATTCCTCAGCGGGTTGTGCTCAAGGCACTTCCCGTAGAACTCGTCCAGACCCGGGTCACCTGATTGGGAGTCGATGAACGTCAAGATGTCTTCCCAGGCGAGAAGGCCAAGATCAATGCGGCTCAGCGTTGGCAGGAAGATGGTGTCGAACCAGTCACGATGCTTTTCCCCATAGTCCGCCACGCGGCCTGCCACCTTGCCCTTGATGCTCGCATCGGTGACCAACTCCCCGAAAACACCGCTTTCAATCTGCGCCTTGGGTGCAATGACGTAGAACCCCAGGCGCTCGACCTTGGACGGGTCGATGCCAGCCACTCCAAGCATGTACGCCATACAGGCCACGTTGCGTGCGGCCTGGTCATACGAGGGTGCGTTCTTGGTTCCCGCCGACAACGAACTGCCCAGTTTTGCTTCGGTGACGACAAATTGGGAAAGACGAGGCAGCAGCGACGCATCGCCACGCACGCCGGAGTCGATCTTGATGTGTCCGATCACGCCATCCGCGTGAGTGAATGACTCGGCCAGAGGATCGCCACGCCTCTCCGGTAGAAACCGAGAGGGCAGCAGCGCCTCGGAGTACCAGGTCGCATCGGGCAGGAGAGCCAGCGGATGATCGGCCTCGCGATGCTTGTCAAACCAGTCCAGCACGAGGCGAAGCATCCAGCCTTCGTTGTACAACTCGGTCGGGGGAAGCACAGGCTGCTGTCCACCGCAACGCCCCAGCATCCCGAAAACCCGGGAGATCGCATTCGTATCCATGGCGTTGTCAGTGTCGTGATTCATTGCGCCAGAACCCTGCCTTGTAAAACTGCGTAACGACCTCTTCGACGATCTCAGCAGCGAGACTATCGGTCAGCAAATCATCGCCATAGGTGCGGCATTCGATATGGGTGGGCTTCTGGTCGTCCCAGACGACCAGTACCGTTGCCCTCGGTTCCCCTGTCCATCGGAAGAAATAGGCTACGCCCTCTTCGATGCTCTCATCCCAGAACGAATCGAAGTCCACGCCGGTCACGCGCATCTCGCTGAACATCTCCTCCCACGAGGTGATCGGCTGCAAGAATTCTGTTGCCTCGATGGGCGGCGGCGGAAATATCACATCCAGTTTGTCGTTTGTCATGCCGAGTATCTTATCCGAGCGAAAGCTCACCGGATGAGCCAGGCATGAAGCGAAAGAGGGATTTTCGAGGGCGAAAAAAGTTCAAAAGACCCTTCTGGAAAGCGATGCAGGCATCACACCCACACCGCTCGCCAGATCATAGCTGTCATCCTATCAAAATCCGGCCTTTGTGTTGCATGCCAGTTTCATCCGAAAACGCCCGGAAGCCTGAAAACAAGGACATTCACGGCATGCGTTGCCCTACTTGACCCTCCAGTTTGGAAGCATGGTCGGCGGCTGCCGTCTGACGGTCATTCAGATGATCGGCCACGAGCTGCAATGCCTTTTGCCACCGCCGCCAGGCCGTCGTGCGGTCGCGCCCGAGGCGGCGGCAGATGAACTTCCACTCGTAGTGCTTGGCGCGCATCCACACCAGATGCCGCTGCTCGACCTCGAGCCACTGCATCCAGCGCATTGCTTCCAGCATCCGGTCGACGGCCTCGGGAGTCGGGGGCAATGGCCGGTACTCGTAGTCCTTGTCGTCGAAGCCTTCCCATCCATCGCGCACGAAGGCTGGCCACACGTTGAAGTAGCCCTGCACCCTGACCCGGGGCAGTCGCCGTCCTGTCTCGGCCGCCTCGGCAAGCCGAGCCGCCACGTCATCCAACGTCCATTCAGTCATGGCGCTTCCCTCCGTACAGGCGTTCTCCAAGTCGTCGCACGAACTCACGCTCGACGAAATCCAACCGCTTGTCCTCTTCGGACACCACGAGGATGTGCTGGTCGCGCCAGCCCTGGCGCTTGATGCTCTCCGGATCCTCTCGGGAGGAACTGCGATCGAGCGGGCAGCGGTAGTGAGGTACCGGAATCTTCATCTCACACCTCCTGTGTCTCGATGGCCCAGTGCAGCAGCGCCAGGGCATCGGCTTCGTTGTCATCGCCAGGCTGGTGGCCACGAGCCCGGATGGATGCCACCATCTCGTCCTTGCTCGCGTTGCCCTTGCCGGTCGCGTGTTTCTTGATCGTGCCGACCGGCACACCCTGGTACGGGATCTGGTGGTGCTCGCACCACGCCGTGAGCGTGGCCAGGAACCCGCCGTAGGCGTGCGCGGCATCGGTCGAGACATGGCGACGCACTTCCTCGAAATGCAGGCAATCGATGCCGTCGCCGGATTGCTTGATCTCCGTGAGCCAGCGCTTGAAGCGCAGGAAGCGCATGCCGCCCCCTTCAAAACGTTGTGGGCGGAAGCTCTCGGAGCCGCTCGTGATGTGGCCGTCGTTGCCGCGCAAAGCCCAGCCGGTAGTGGTGCCCAGATCGAGGGCGAGGATGGTCGTGGTCATGGTGTCAGTCCTTGTTTGGGAGCAGGTCTGACGCTTCCGACGGATCATGTCGTAACTCCCCGTGACGCGCGCACGCGCACGCGTATAGAGAGTTACGATGTAGAGCGTCGGAAGCGTCAGGCCGGTGTGTCGTCATGGGGTTCAGTTGTCGGCATAAGGGGTGTAGGCCGGCTTGGGCGGATCCTTGAGACCCACGCCCCGGAAGCCGCGCACACCCACACTGTTGCGCCACTTCTCCAGGCCGCGCGTGATCAAGAGATCGGAGAAGCGCCGCTGCGAGCCGACAAACTCACCGGCACTGTCGGCCCACTGCTTCCAGTCGTTGAAAAGCTCGGCGGTCAGCGACTTGGCGTTGGCTTCGCGCACGCAGCGCTCATCGAGCCAGCGGCCCAGCGCATCCTCGGCCTCGAAATACTCCTCGGTGGCTTCCACCACACGCCGGGGCGGATCGAGACGTCCGTGGCGCTGCCAGTCGAGACACCCTTGAACCGCCCAGGCCAGGATGCCGTCACGCTCGGCCAGCAATTTCTGCTGCAGGTGCTTGTCGCGGCGCTCGGGCGGCACGGTGATCGTGAAGGGGATCAGGTGCAGTCGCCGCTTCATCGCCTCGTCGATGTTGCGAATGGCTGGCTTGTGGTTGCCCGCGACAAAGAGCTTGAACTGCGGGAAGAACTCGAAGAAATCCTGGCGCATGAATCGCGCGGAGATCTTGTCGCCGCCGGTCAGGTTCTTGAGCTTCGATTCCGCCCAGCGTCGCCCCTGCTCGGTTTCGATCGCCGCGACGAAGCGTGCGCCGCGCAGGCCTGCCATGTCGGTCGGGTGCCGGTCGGTGCGCGTTTCCATGAAGGTGTCCATCGGCGCGTTGGTGGCGTAGTCACCGAGGATGGTGGCCAGCGTGTTCACGAACACCGACTTGCCGTTCGCGCCAGTGCCGTACAGGAAGAACAGTGCATGCTCCTGCGTCGAGCCGGTGAGCGCATAGCCCACCATTCGTTGCAGATAGGCCTGCAGTTCCACGTCTCCTCCCGTGACCTCATCGAGGAACCGTCGCCAGGTCGGGCAGTCGCCTCCGGGTGTAGCCGTGGTGATCTTGGTCATCCGGTCGGCACGGTCATGCGGGCGCTGGCGGCCGGTTTTCAGATCGACCACGCCGCCTGGGGTGTTGAGCAGCCACGGATCGGCATCCCATTCCTCGGTGGTGGCGGCATGTCGGCGATCTGCCCTGGCCAGCCGTTCCACACCGCCAACCGTGCTCGAACTGGCGAGCTTGGCCGCCACCTTGGGATTGTCTGCGCGCACAGCGGCGTGCCGGCAAACGCTGCGGATCAGATCGGTGGCGGCCAGCGTGTCCTCGGTGCGCCAGCGATTGCCATCCCACACCAGCCAGCGCCCCCAGCCTGCGACGTAACGCCAGTCACGGTGATAGCGCCGGGTAAAGGCCAGCGCCAGCGCGTCCTCCGTACCCCACACCGATTCGTCGCTACTGACGACGGGTTCTGCATCCTCTGTCACGTCGTGCATCTGCAATCGCGGGCCATGGGCGAGAAAGGCGGAGACGTCAAAACCCTCGGCAATCGCATCGGCCGCATCCCAGCCGTCCGCCGCCTCCTCGGGCGGGTACAGGATGTGGCAGGACTTGGCGCCTGCTGACAAAACTGCCTGTGCCGCCTGTACCGCGTAGTCCCAGCCCGGCTTGTCGCGATCGGGCCAGATCAGCACGGACTTGCCCGCCAGTGGCGACCAGTCGGTTTTCTCGACCGGGGCGTTCGCGCCGTGCATCGCAGTGGTCGCCACGATGCCGACATCAATCAAGGCCTGCGCGCACTTCTCGCCCTCGACCAGAACGACCTGCGCGGCATCCTTCATCCCAGGCTGGTTGTAGAGCGGGCGTGGATCGGGCGGAGCCATCTTGCGGCACTTGGCATCCCACGGCCGGAACTGCTTCTTTTGTCCGGGCGGGTCGTAGCGGTAGACCACCGCGATCAGGTGCCCACTGGCGTCCAGGTAGTCCCACTTGGCCGTGGCCGGGCCTAGATCATCGACCGGGGGCACCGATTTGGCCTTGCGTGGCGGCGCCGACCGGGCCCGTCCGAGCAAGTCGGTAGATTGTTCCAGCACCCGGTGGAAATCGGCGTGGACATCGATGCCAAAATGCCCACCGATCAGCGCGAAGATGTCGCCGCCATCGCCGGTGGCGCGATCCGTCCAGAGCCCCGCCTTTTCGCCGTCGAGGACGATCTCGAGGCTGTCGCCGGGGCTGCCCAGCACGTCTCCGATCAGGAACTTTCCCTTACGCTTTTTTCCAGCAGGGAACATCGTGGTCAGCACCGACTCCAGGCGTGCGAGCAGTTCGACTCGAAGCTCGTCGCGGTCTGACTCCCGACTGTGCTCTGCCGTTTGATTTGTGTCGTTGAAGTCGATCATTCGGCCTCCTCGACAGATGCGACAGCGTCCTGGGCATCCCGGTCCTGGACGGCTGCGCTGCGCGCGGCCCAAGCCGAGAGTTCAGAAAGGCGATAGCGCACCAGGCCTCCCATCAGGTAGTGCGGAATCCTGTACTTGGTGCGCATCGCATGATCGGCAAACCAGTAATACGGCAGGCGTAGCGCGGCAGCCGCCTGCTTGGCGTCAATCATCGGCTCGATGCCGTTCTCGGATGTATTGTTGTCAGTCATGATTGCATCCTCCAGCAGCGGTCCTGCCATGCGCACATCCGGCATTCGAAATGTGTCGGGTCATTGAAAGCGCGCGGCAGGAGTTCTCCTGCCTCAGTTGCCGTGATGACCTTCACCGCCCGATCCGACATGCGCTGGGCCAGGGCTGCGTCAAAGGGCACGAGCTCGGTGTAGATCTCCATCGTGTCGGCGTTGAGTGCCGTGAAGATCGCCGGGTGCTCGTGCAGTTCGAGATAGGCTTGGTAGATCGCCACTTGCGCGGCATAGACGGGCTTGGCCACGGCAAGCCGGTTCTTCTCCAACTCGCGCCATGACTTGTTGCCCAGGCACTTGCATTCCCATAGCGCGGGATAGGCAAAGCCCTCGGGGCCACCGACGATGACGCCGTCGATGTGCCCCTGCAGACGGTCGTCAGCCACCGAGAAACCGAACTGCTCGCCGTCGGCCTTGCGGGTGCGCAGGTCGAACCCTGCATCCCTCAACCACGCGACCATGCAGTCCTCCATGACGTGACCGCGCTCGAAGATGCGCAGCATCCGCCCGGGGATCTCACGCCCGTGGTCGATGGGAGCCTTGGCGTACTCGAACTGCAGCGCACGCTCGCAGGCCACGCCGAGGCGCGAGGCCCCGAGGTACTGGCGTTCGGACTGGCGGGCGCGAGCCTGTTGCATCCCGGCATCGACCAAGGCGGTGATCTGACCGGAGATGCCCGATGAGGAGTTGAAGTCGATCATGGCTTCGTCTCCCAAGGCAGGTCGTCCTCCAGGTCAGCGAAGGGGCTGGCCATCGGATCGGGGGTCGGAGCGATGCCACGTACCGGCGGGAACTTGGTTTCCTCGTGGTGTTCGACCATCGCCTCGGTGTAACAGGTGACGATGGCATCAATCACCCGCAGCGCCTCAACTTCCGAATAGGCCCCGAGTGGCTTGTCGAAGCCGATCTCGCCTGCCGCTTCGCCGAACGACCGGAGACATTTCTTCATCGCGGCCAGTTCGACATCAGAGGGATCGATCATGGCGACCTCCTTGCGGTCGACGTGACCTTCCTTGACCCGCAGCCAGTTGCCGTACAGAGCGTGAAACGCGTCCTGGCAGCGGCGAGAGCAGAACACCCAGTCGATGGGGTAGCGCCGTGGGTCGCCGGTTTTGTGACGACCGTCGTTGTGCCCGAATCCACGGGCTTGTCGTTTGCAGACCCAGCATTTCACGCCACCTCCCTCTTGCGATTGGGAAGGCGGCATCCCGGGCGCACACCATCCAGGAAGCCATCGGCGGTTACGTGAAACGTCGTGCCGGGATAAGCACAGCGACGCTGGCGAATCATGTCGCTCTGGTACTCGGTGGTGCAGTCCGCGCAGTACTTGCTGTCGCCCGGCTTAACCCGTTGGGCTGACGCTTTCCAGATGCGGTACTGCGCAGCGCTGGAAAAGCATAGCGGGAATCCGCCTCTACGCATAAGCAAAACGGTATCCATGGTCGCCCCCTCACTGCGCCCACGACGGTTTGCCCGTCACGGGTGCGCGCTGCTGAGCCGGTGCCTGATACGCTGGTGCTGCCACATGCGCTGGAGCGCCGGAATTTCCACCGCCCGAGGACTTGGGAGGCACGCCCATCAACTTCGCGTACTCGGGATGGTCGGGTTCGACCGCGACCTTGACCACGTTGCGATCCTGTCCTTTGGAATCCTTCTCGACATCTACGCGGGCGAGAAACTCGATGCCGTCCAGTTCATGGAATCCCTGGATGCGGCGGGCAGCGCTGGCCTGCGGGCTGTTGTCCTGCGGGTGGACATTGCGTGCGCTGTTGAGCGCGGCTCGAATGAAGCTGCGTCCCATCTGCCCCCAGGTCGGTCCCTTCTTGGAGTGCAGTCCGATGTTGCTCCACATCTTGCGCTTGGCGTGGTCACCACCGGTGACCACGAATTCGGCAGCGAGATAAATGGAACCGGTGTCGAAAGACTCGGTGGCATAGCCGCCGCCCCAACCTTGCGCGGGGTCGTCATAACCACCGGGTTTGATGGTCATGCGCACCGGGACGATGGTGCCCTTGGGGATCAGATCGAAGCCGGATTGTTGCGATTCAGCGTCGTTGAAGTCGTTCCAGTTATTGGTGGTCATGTGATTACTCCTTGGATTCGGTAGTGTTCTGGGCAATAGGGGTGGCAGTGCCTGCGCACTTGGCGATCAGCGCGCCGAGATGCGGCGGTTCCAGCAGGTCGAGACGACCGCTGCGGTCTTTGGCCGGGAAGCCGTAGGGATTGACGGTGTGCGTGACGAACGCGCGGTAGGTGCTACCGTCGTCGGCCTTGATCTCGGCCAGTGTCACGACCTCATCGACGATGCCGGGTAGCTCCAGACTGGTCTTGCTGCCTTCGATCTGAGGCACGAACACCTTGCGGTTGTAGTCATCGAGCCTTTCATCGAGGATGGCGACAAACACCACGTTCTTGCCCCGGGCGTGCTGCAGGTGGGTCAAGGCACTGATCATTTCCTGGCCCAGCAACCCGTAGGCGGCCCGCAGATCAGGCTTGCCGGAACGGTCGCTGGTTGCGCCGGGCTGCGTCTTGCACCACGCAAAGCACTGGCGCGACAGCTGGGTGATCGAGTCGAGGAAGAATGTCTGGTAGCGGTCGAGTTGCGCCGGGTCGCCAAATTTCTCGACGACGTGGTCATAGTGCGCCTGCGAGAACGCGCTCTCCGGCGGCAGCGATTTGTCCGGGCCGGCGAGGAACACGAAGAAGTCGCGCGACTCCGGCCACGATGCCGGGCGGATGGTATCGCCCGGCCAGTCGGCCACGGCCAAGTCGCCAGCCTCGATATCGAGGAACAGGGTGGTAGCCGGGTCGAGGTCTTTGAGCCGAGTGGTCTTGCCGATGCCGGATTTGCCCAGCATCAGCAGCTTCACGCCTTTGCGTTCGGCCATCCGCTCGATGGCGGATACGATGGGCAGCTTTTTGCCGAGGGCTTCGCCCCCTTTCGCCTGCGGCTCACGAAACTGCGCTGCGCTTGTTTTCATGCGTCACCCCCATCGATGCTCAAGGTGAAGGACGGCTTGCCGGCATCCACAGTTCGGGCAGCGGCGAACTGCTGCTGCAGGGCCGGTGGCCAGTTGGTGTAACGGGACTCGGACACCGAGAGCTTGATGTCGAGGTAGCCCTCGACCTTCTCGCCGGAGGCAACGATGCGCTCGGCGATCTCGCCCAACTGTTTCTGGTTCCAGCTGACTTTCTTGGGCAACTCGAACTTGATGTGCAGCGGGCCATCGCTAATGTGGACGGTGCCGAAGTCGCGGCCGGATTCACGCAGCGCTGCGCGGGCCTGTTCGCCGTAACACTGATCAAGGGCTGCGTCGAACTTGGTGCGGGCCTTCTTGAGCCAGTCGATAGCAGCATCGAGGTTCTTGTCGACCTCGCGCTTCTGCTCTGGGGGCAACGCAGCCAGTTGGCTGACGGACATCTCGGCGATGTCGGCGGGGAAGATGGTCAGATCGCTCATGGCCACCCCCTCACTGGTATGCACGAACCGAAGTCGAATAACGCGAGACGCGCCGTTCGAAGGCTTCGATTTCGGAGATTAGGTAGGTGACGCGCGCCCCGAGCTTGCAGAAGACTGGACCGAGCTGTTCCTGCCGCCAGCGGCGCAGGGTTTTGACGGAGAGCCCCCAGCGGGCGGCGAGCTCATGTTCGTCAAGAGCGATGCGCACGGCACCGCTCGGGAGTTGCCGGATAGCGTTCCGGCCGGGTTGAACGGATGGGGTTTGGTTTTGCATTGCGGAACTCCTTTTGTTTGGGAGTTCCTATTGAATTGCTCCATGCCTTGGGCTTGCGCGAGTGCGTTTTGGGCTTTCGTGAGCAGCCACCAACATCAGACCTGCCAACACGATATAATTAACTCATTGATCTATATGAATATGCGCTCGCCGTTTCGGTTATTGCGATTTTGCTTATTTCGTTTATAATGAACCCAATTGAACTTTGACCCAACGAGGAGACCTCCATGAACGCTCCCGCTATCCCCAAAACACTGCCCTCAGAAGAGGACATCGCGCTCGCACGGGAGTCGGGCCGCGCGTTGTCGACCGTGCTCCAAACCCGTGCCGAAACCCAGCAGATCGACTTCCATGACGACAAGGGGGCGGTGCGTGCCGTGCGCATCCCGACGTCGGCGCTGCGCCTGTTGCTGGAAGTCTTGACCGAGATCGGCCAGGGCAACGCCGTATCGATCATTCCGATCCACGCAGAACTGACCACGCAGGAGGCCGCCGACGTGCTCAACGTCTCGCGCCCCTTCCTTGTCCAGTTGCTGGAGAAGGGCGACATGCCGTTCCACAAGATCGGCACGCATCGCCGCGTGCGCTACCAGGACGTTATCGCCTACAAGAAGCGCATCGATGCCGAGCGTCGCAAAGCTCTGGATGAGTTGGCCGCGCAGGCCCAGGAACTCGGCATGGGATACTGATCGGATGAGCTCGCACTTCACCGTCGTCTATGACGCCTGCGTGCTCTACCCGGCACCGCTGCGCGATTTGCTGATGCATCTGGCGCTGTCGGACTTGTACCGGGCACGCTGGAGCGACCTGATCCACGACGAGTGGACGCGCAGTGTGCTGGCCAGCCGCCCCGACTTAACCCAAGACCAGCTGAACCGGACACGCCATCTGATGAATGCCCATGTCCGGGACAGTCTGGTCACCGGATTCGAGTACCTGATTCCGTCGATCAACCTTCCCGACCCGGACGACCGCCACGTGGCGGCGGCCGCCATCCACTCCGGAGCCAGCCTGATCGTGACCTTCAACCTCAAGGACTTCCCGACAGAGGCACTCAAGCCCTACAACCTCGCGGCCCAGCATCCGGACGACTTCATTGTCGATCTGCTGGATCTGCATCCCGCAGGCGTGCTGGAGGCCGCCGCCTGCCATCGGCGCTCGCTGAAAAATCCGCCCAAAACGGCAGACGAATACCTCGACACCCTGCTGGCGCAGGGTCTGACTCAATCGGTGGCGGTCATGCGCCAATGGACTGTGGCCATGTAACGGCCAAAGGGAGAATGCATGGGCAAAAAGACCCTGACCAACGCGCACTGCCTGCTTGACCTGATCGAGAAGGCTCCAGTTCAGACTCTCAAGGCTTTTTCCGGACTCTCCGAATGCCAGGCGCTGACTCGTGGCTTCGACTGGTCACAGGATGCTGCTGCGCTCCCCTCCGCCCTGATCGAACACATCAGACATCTCCGAAAAGATCAGCGTGATCCTGCCGAGCGCGAGGCACTGCGCGTACTGCGACTGGCATCCCCGCACGGCGCGCAAATCCTCACAACCGTCGCCGACCAGCTCAACGACAACGATCTGATCGCCGCTTTCACGAACCAGGACGGCGGCGAGATCGGCCGCGCGGTCTGGATGCGCACCCACTCCGACGAGGCGGCGCGTCTGTTCGATGTTGCCGAGTCGATCCTGAATACCGGCGACATCCGGGGCAACAAGCGCCTCTACGACGCTTTCGATGTGCCGTGCGACGATGCACCGCCCTTCATCTGGAACGACTCCGTCAAAAAGGAACTGGAGTCGCAGCTCACCAGCGCGATGCGCCTCGGCGAACCCTGCGAAGTGGTCTACGTTCCGCTGGCCGACGAGAAGAAGAACGGCGACACGAAGACCATTCATTACCTCGTTGTCCGGTTTGCCGGAGATCAGGTGACGGCGGTGCAGGTGGTCAACCGCAACCGGAAGAGTTTCTGCTACTTCCCGGCACGCGACGCGACACTGGTTTACGCGCCGGATCGCAAGGTGGTGGAGGTCTATGCGCACACCCTGTCGACGCGCGCTCCTCTGGCGAATGTTCTGTCCAAGCACGGTTTCAAGGCTCCGCTATCGAACCGTCCCCTGAACCGGTCGCGTTACGACCTGTCCCGGTTCGCGTTGCCCCTGCGGGACGAGAAACCGCAATTGGATGGCGTGAAGGTCGAGCGTCTATATCTGACGGAGGCCAAGGCATTGCTCGGACATTCGACGGACGCCGTGTCTCTGCACATCGACAGCGGCGCGGAACTGCACGAGGTCATCAATGATCGTTGGAGCAACCATCCGTTCTCGCAACCCGGAGCCATCCTCGGCGTGACGCTGTTGGCCGATCTGGTGTTCGATGGCGAAACCGGCGAAACGCCGCTGTCCATTGTGCTGGCGGAACCCGGCCGATGCAGCCTGCAAGGCGAGAAGGACCTCCGGCTACGGCAGGCCGGGACGCAATTGCTCGAAGCGTTGGGCGTTCTGAAGCCGTTGCACCCGGGCTCGGGTATCGACGACCCGAACCTTGTCGTTCAGGTGGCTCGTCTGCTCGAATCCGCGACCAGCCCGATGGACGGCTTCGCACTGGCGCAACTGGGGATCGACATCGACCGATTCGAGGATGAAGGCATTATCACCGAGGGCGACCGGATCACCGAGAGGGTGGTCGATCTGGCCGACGGCGAGCGGTTCACGGTCAAATTGGAGCGCTGCGTCGACGCCAATCAGGTGCGCTACCGTGATCCGCTCACCGGTATAGATGTAATCCTGCCCGCCAAACATGCGCGGCGCTGGAAAGTGCATCTGAACTGGCTGCGCGAGGAGATCATCACGGCCTTGGGCACCGCGCTGCAGGGGGTACGTAGCAAGTATGTTGATGAAGAGCCCGTGTTCCTGGGCGAAATCGACATCGACGGGCATGCCGTCGCGCTCTACTTCGCCGCGAAGATGTCCAGCGAGCGCCAATACGCCCGCGTCGATACCGCCTTGCGGCTGCACCCTCGCCCCGTTCCCGGCATCGTGCTGACGACGGCATCCGTCCCGTTCCCGTTCGCCGGGACGAATGTGGTGATCCCCATCGAGGACGTGGTGTCGTCCGCTGGCGCGAAAACAGCCATCGACATGACTCGTCTCACGGTCGCGTATCGGCACGGACGGTTGGCTGCAATGGGTGGCACCTCGGTAAGCCTGAAGGTATCCGCCGACGGGTATGCGGCCGTGTTGTACCTCCCTGGCAAAGCACCTTGGCGTGTCACCGGCAAGGGCAAGATCACCGTGCTGCAGCGCTTGGTCGATGCCTACGCAACAGGCACGCATGTGAACACCAAGATACTGATGGACGACACAGGATGTGCATCGCCTGCCAACCTGTTCTCCAAGACGTCGCCCTGGAGAAACTACCTGGCCAGAGTCAAAGGCACTCACGGATGGCAGTTGAACCTGCCGATCCTCGACGCTCCGGTCGATGATGACGAAGAAAAGATCGAGACGGAAGAAGTCGCACTGATCGGCTGACGTTCAAACGCCCATTACCCCGCGTTGCCATCCTCTTCAGAGGATCAGGCCCACTATCTGTGACGGTTGCTATTCCCCGGAGCCGTCATGAAGAACCTCGAACTCGCATCACCCTCGGAGATGTCCGCCAGCGCCCGTGCTGGTGAAATCACCACCATCCTTGCGGCAGCCATCGTCCGCACGCTCGCCGGCGACGATCAAAAACAGAGAGAAGTTGGACTTGGCTTCCTGCCCGACCAGCGCGTTCATACAACCCCCTATCAAAAGGAGAAGTTGTGATGAACGAGACGCTGACCAAGCAACAAACAGTGGCCCGGCAAATTGCCGACCTGAGCCAAATGTCCATGGCCGAACTTTGGCCGGTCTGGGATCGGTATTTTCCCCGCCGCCCGGATTATCCGAATCGCACGCACGTCGAGTCGCGCATTGCCTACAAGCTGCAGGAGGAAGCCTTCGGCGGCCTCGCTCCCGAGACAAAGCAGCGGCTGGAGGCCATCGGTGCGAAGCACTCCAAGATCAAGCTGCGCGCCAAGCCACGTGAGTTCAATTTCGCGCCGGGCACGGTGATTCTGCGCGAATGGGGCGAGCGCGAGCACCGGGTGACC